TGTGTTAGGTGGGAAGTAAGGGTCACGGTAAACCTGGTATCTACCAGCTAATGTACCTACTCTTTCAATACCCATGTTGTACTGGTCCTGCTCAGGAGATGCGTTTGAAACGTGGAAGTACTCCAAGTCATCAAAGATAGCTGAGATTTCAGAAGAAACAACAATCCAGTTAGCTCCACCTCTCAATGTAGATTTGTGAATCTGTGCAGAGATTTGGTTGATAGCTGTAATCAATGTTTGGTTCCAGTCTTTCTGAGTGTATTGAGTTAATGGATTTGCTGCAGTACCTCTCTTCCATCCGTTGTAATCCCAACGTAATGTCCAAGCCGCACCTTTTCTCAAATCTCTTAAGATTTCACGGTCAATTTCTGCTGCAACTTGCTCAGACAATAAAGCTGTTAATTCAGCCTCAGCGTCGATGTTGTGGAATGCAGAAACGTCTTGTGCTAATTCAGGTGACCATTGTGCTCTCAACTTTCTTTCTGTAACAGAAACAGTTACTGACTCAAGGTCAAATGAAACTTCACCAATCTTATCTTCGAATTCTAACTCTTTGTAGATTCTGTAAGTTGCTGTGAATTGGTTGTTAGATGTACCACTGATAGCAGTAGTCAAACCTGAGTAACCATCAAGTGAACCAGCACCGATTGAACATGGTTGTTGTAAATCGATTTCTAAGTAGATGATACCTTCTGAATCACAGATGTCGTAGTAAGAACCACCGTTTGCAGTGTTAGTAGAACCAAATGTAGTTCCTTGCTCAGCACCGTACTGAACGATACCCTTACCATACTTCTGAGTAACAACTCTGAAGATTAAGTTTGAACCTGTAACAGCTGAGAATGCTTTACCAGCACCTGCGTTAGCTGTAAGAGTCAAATCTGACAAGAATGTTTCAGTGTCAACTGTTTGTCCGTCAGGACCCATCAATTTACCAGCACCTGCCATAGAGAAACCAGACATAGCAACTAATACTTTTCTGTATTCACCTGCAGAGTAACCAGATACAACTAATGCGTTATTTCCGTTCCAAACAACAGTGTTAATTGGTGCAGTAACTGCTGACCACTCACCTTTAGAGTAATCAAACAAACCTGGAGGATTTAATCCAGCCTCATTACCTTCGTAGAACAAGTCATACAAGTTCTTTTGGTAAGCGTTAGCTCCTGTGTAACCAGCGTTTTGGTTAGCAGGACCGTTAGGTGCTCCAAGAGGACCGTAGTGTTGACCATTGTCTGTGTCAGGTGATGGGTAATTTGAATAACCCTGAATTTTAGGTACGAAGTAGAACAATTTACCGATTGGTAAGTTCATAGCTTGTACAGATACGATGTCGTTAGCTAATAATTTAGAGAAAACTCTTCTAACGATTGGAAAAACTACAGTTTCGAATGAACCTGAATTGTCTGATGACGATGCCTCATTGATTAAGTGAGAAGCTTGGTTCTCATATAACTGAGCTACGTTCTCTCTTAAGTGACCTTTCAAGCCTTCTAAGAAACCTAATTTGTCCCATTTGTTGATTGTGTCTTCTTTGATAACTTTCAAATGCTTCATGCCGATGTTACCAACAAGACCTGATTCTAATAATGCTCCCATTTTAGTTTTTATTTAATTTTTAGTTTATTTTAATTTATTCATCAAATCCTTCATTCTTAAGAATTGTGGATTCTCATAAGTTTTGCTCTCGATAAGATTTGTAGAAGCTCCTCTTGATGGAGTCTTTGCAACTTTAGATTCAACACTTTCATTAATTGGTGTAGATTCCTTAGATTCATATTCTTCTTTCAATGTCTTATATAGAGACTTTGATTCCTTCAATGTTTCAACAGAATCGAAACGTCTTAGGATGTTTATTTTTTCTTGTTTCGTAGTAGTGTGTTCTGTGAACAAACGAGTTGCGTAAGCTAAATTTGAATTGAAGACCGCTACCTCGTTCAACTTCTCTCTGAAAATGTTCAAAGCTTTACGATATTCTTCATTCTTAGCTCTTAAAGATTCAACTTCAGACTTTAACTCACTTTCGTTAACTGGTTTTACTTTCATTTTTGGTAATGACTTCTTAGATGCGTCATTTCTTGAACCGTTTCCTAAAGTGTGTGCAGCTTCAGTTGTTTCCTCATAGTCAAGACCTTTGTGTGTTTTAGACTCATCACCTTTGTTACCACCGAATTTACCTTCGTAGTCTTTGTAGTGACCATCTTTACCTTCACCAGTCTTGTGACCCTTTTCACGCTTGTACTCGTGTTTTTTAGAGCCCCACTCCTCTTCAACTTCCTCTTTCCATTCCTCATCCATTTCAACTTCAACTTCGTCTTCTTCAGACTCTCCGTCTTCGTCTTCTTCTTCAGAGATTTCGATTTCGTAAACTACTTCATCCATGTCAGCTTCTTCCTCGCTTTCCATGTGGATTTCATACTCTACATCAGATTCTTCATCCTTTAAGTGAATACCTTCATCATCTTTTGTTACGATGATTCCGTCTTCTTCACCCATAGCCTTGAATACTTTCAAGATTTCTTCGTCTGAAGCACCTGTTAAATCAAGTGGTAAGAGAACTTCTTCTTCGTCATCAACTTCAAGTTCGTCACCAGGTAAATCCATCATTAACATTTCTTCACCTTCGTCTTCACCTTCCATGTCTGACATTTCTTCATCATCTTCAGACTCTTCGTCCTCAGAATCCATATCAATGTCAAGTTCCATTTCGTCTTCTTGTTCAGCCATTTCTGACTCTTTTTCCATTTCTGAACTTTCCTCCATTGACACCATTTCGTCTTCAACCTCATCCTGTTCAGATAGAGATTCTTTTACCAATTCGCTGATTTCTTCCTTCATTGTAGAAGCAAGTATTCCTTTTGCGTTTTGAGTAACGGCTTCCTCCAAATTTTTCATTTGTAGTAATGCCTCTTCAACTAGAGATTTTTTTGTTTCTGCCATTTTTTTAATTGCAAATGTTTATTGTTTTACCTTATAAATATCCCAATAAATAAAAAAATTCATTTTATGATAAAAAGGGCAAAAAAAAATCGGGTATTAACCCGATTTTAAAAATTATCTGATATTAAAAATTATTATTCGTATACCTCATCAATCTTACTTTCAGAACACGCTGTGATTCTCCAATCGTGAGGGAAACCTTCAAATTTCTTAGTAACTTTAGCTTCAACATCAGTTACATTAAAACCTTTAACAAGTTTCTCTTCTCTAATTTTTTTAATCTTTCCTGAGTTTTCATCAGGTAAATCATACTGAATTTTTGCAACAAAATACTTTTCTTCCATGGTTATATGTTTTTAATAACCTAAATAATCGGAAAGTTTTTTCATTAAGTCAAGTGATTTACCACCAACTGATGTATTTTTAGAATCCGATAAAGACATATTTCTTTCTTCTTCTAAGTTCTCCTCGTACTTTCCTCTATCATCTTGATTAAGGAATAGATAAGCACCTGGTGTAGATGGTGATGATACTAAGTCAAAACATATTAATTCAAAGTCATCCTGTACCTCGTTTCTCTCACCAACTTTCTTCAATGAACCAACACCTCTTGATGATACTCCCATAGTAACACCTTGTCTCATAAGGTTAGCCGCAGTATCACCTGGTGAAGAAACAATACCTCTTTCGTGGAATCCTGGTGTGGTTAATAATTTAATTTTACCCATTAAAACATTACCTTCCCACCATACATCCGTAATTAAATGTGATACTCTTTCCAAATCAATCAAAGAAGATTCAGGGTGATTTAATTCTGAAATTGATAATCCCTTTTCAATCGCCTTCTTGTAATTGTCAGCTTCTCTCTTTAATATTCTTTCAGGATATACTCTACCATTACGGTTTGGAACTCCATGTTTTTGTAACACAGCATAAAATACAAATGGTTTTGAATGGTCTAATTGACCATACGATTCTCTGATAACTTGGGCATTTCTTTCTTCAGTTGGAGATACATACCCAGCATCCCATTCTACTAATATTCCTTTACCCGTGTCTTGAGGTCCTAATACTTTCATGATATATTTTTACTATAAATATATCTAATTAATCCTTTTTTGTTTTTGACTTACTTAAAACGAAATATTCGGACTTTGAAAGTTCTTCAGAATAAACAGATTTAGCTATTTTTCTAATACGTTCTTTTAAGATAGATGATTTAAAATCCATTGAATCTTTCATGAAAAAAGTTATTTCCAAATTCATGAAACTTTTCTTATTTAATTGGATTCCACTTGAACGTAAATCTAAATCAACGATAAAATTATTATCAAATATTTCTGAATCTACTACTTCCAATAAAGTATGTTTTATTTGTCTGTTTAAATTTCCTGTAACTCGGTCCCAATTGGTTACCTCTTTTTTGGGTTCAACCCATGATTGTATGTTTAAATAAAGTGACTTAAAGTTTATTGAATCTACTGTCCCATACACACATTTAGCATTATCAAAAATTGATAGTTTTGACGTTTTGCCCTTTTTCATATAAAAATTTCATATTTTCTCTCGTTTATTTTTTAAAAATATACCAAAAAAAATACTCATTGTCAAAACTTGTCAAAAATCAAAGTATTTATTATCATTAAACTTATCTATGATAATAATACAAGTTAAAAAGGGAGAGAGTATTGATAAGGCCTTAAAACGCTATAAGTATAAGGTTATTAAAACCAAACAGATTGAACAATTACGAGAAAAACAAGAATTTGTCAAGAAGTCTGTAAAGAAAAGAGAACAAAAACAAAAAGCCAAGTATAAACAATCATTAAATCTTAATAATGATTAAACAAAAAAGTCCCCAACGGGGACTTTTTCTTTTTAAAATAATCTTATTTTATTTCTTAGCGAATTGTTCTAAAGTAGTGAATCCTAATCCTGCACCTACTAAGTACAACATTCCATTCCACACATAATCTTTAAGCGGAATATCTAAAAATATATTACATACAAATGCAATTGCGCAAAGTAAAAATGCTAAAAATGTAATAACTCTTTTTGAGCTGACACCATCACCAGTACCACTCAACATTGATTTAAAAAAAGCTGTAATCTTTTCCATTTTACTTCTTACTTAAAATTGACCATACACCACCCACTAAAGTGATTAATGCTCCACTTAATTCATTGAATTGTCCTTCATCAATTAAACCTTTAGCCACTAAAAGTCCACCAATAAAAGTCAAAGAGTGTCTTAATACACCTAATAATTGTTCTTTGTTCATAATCCTTGTTCTAATTGTTTTAATTTGTATAATGAAACTAAGTCAGCCTTACTTTCATTAATCTTGTTTATAGTTAATGAAACTTTAGATACCATTTCAGTATCATCACTCTCATTAAGAGTGTTTTTCAATTTAGAAATAACCGACTCTTTTAATGAATTAAATTCTTTTTCAATTTCTTTCTTACCCATAGACAATAATGATTTTAATTCATTCTTCTCTTCTTCAGAAATTGTAGAATATTGATTATTAAAAGTGTTAGTAGCGATTTTCAACATTGATGAAAGGGGTATATTAACACTTTCGGTCATAGTGTTTTGTTTTTTTGTTGAAATTACTTTTTTGATGTTTTTCTTAGATTCCAATACTTTTTCCAAATTTGTTATCTTATTATCATAGATAACAAAATCAATATCAGAATATTGATTTTCAACATCTTGATTAAGAATACCATCAATCCACTCCATTAATGAATTGATTTTCTTTTCGTTCTTGTTAATTAAGTTTGAAAGTTTTTCTAAAGACTCATTAACATAGTCTGAAACAATTTCAGAACTTAATCCTTTTTGAGATGATAAATCATCATAGATATAATAAATTTCAGAAATCTGTTTGTTTGATAAAACGTGTTTCTTAAACTCTTTAATATTAGATTTGAAAGAGTCCTTACCATAAGAATTGGCTAGAAGGGTTTCAATGTTGGATTTTATTTGACCGAATTTTTTCATGATATTTTTTTTAATAAATATCA